GCACCCGCGCCACCCGCACCCTGGCAAATGCCGACGTACATGGCTTCGGTAATGGGATTGTTGGTCGCTGGACCCGTATAGCTGGCCGTGTCCGCGACGCCAATCGCCAACTCGTTGATCAGCCCGTCCGCATCAACCGCGGAGTCATCGGACACCTTGTAGAGGCCGATATCGGCGGTCGCCGCGGCAACGCTGTCCGGCGTGACCACTTTTACACCAAGGGCCATCGGCATCAGGCCCAACGGGATGTTGAGAACCCGCAGGACGTTGCCGGCGGCCAGGTTGTTGACGGACAGGTCCACCTTTGCCATGAGCACGCCAATCTGCGCGAAGGTCTGCGCGGGTGCCCCGCCAGTGGTTCCGCCTACTGCAATGTTTGTTACTGCCATAACTTGATCTCCTTAAGGACCCGGCGAATCCCGTGGACCCGCCGGGCCTATGGTTTTTGCTTACGTCCCGACTACCGTGCCCTCGAAGTTGCAGTACAGGTTCCCGATCAACTCGGGGTTCGTGACCTGGTAGCCGTACACTTGCAGACCGCGCATCAACGAGCCGAAGAACGTCTCGGCCTTGTCGATGGTGTTGGTCTCGGTGATGGTTTGGGCGAACGCGAGTGCTTCGGACCACCCGAACACGACGTTCCACGCGTCCACGCCGCTGCCGTCAGCCGCGTGAGACATGAGATTGGACTTGAGCACGGTGAACTTGAGGATGTCGCCGATCCGGCCGTTGCGCAGTGGGGACTGCGAATCGCCGGTAACGTAGACGTTCTTCAGTTCGGACGTGACCAGCCGGGTGTTGAACGGCGGCGGAATGACGATGTACCGGCCCCGGTCAGGGCAGTTTTGCTCGTCGAGCACCTGTTCGCATTCGGCAATGATGTCTACCGAATTGGTTTTGGTGATGCCGAGCGGGGCGCCGGCGACGCCGAGGTTCACACTGGCCGAGTCTTTACCCGCGGTGATTCCCGAGTTGAGCGCGGATACCTGCGCAGGCAACCACGCCAGCACACGCCGGTCAATGCGGATCTTGAGCTTCTCGGCGGCCGTGGCCATCCATTTGGGCACGTAGTCCATGTTCATCATGGAGGCTTCCACGATTTCGCGCTTGACGGCCCAGTAGTCAGCTTTGTCCACGGTCAGCGTGATGGTGTCGCCTACCGGATTCTCGTACACCAGCGGCTGACCGATGACATACGGGCGGATAGTGACATCCATTTCTTTCGGGATAATCAGGTTGTCGCCCTGATTTTTGATCTCGCCCTGATATTTCGAGGTCGAGATGGAGGATAGGATGGTCTGCTCCCGGAAGAGCGCGGCCATCTGTTTGGACCACAGAGTTTCGATCTGGAGCCCATGTCGATCCGGCCAGCCTGCGGCTACCGGAAAACTTCCGAGTGTAGGAAACGCCATGTCGGTTCTCCCGACGCGCACCAGACGCGAGGGTTAACTCACGCGCCTTTCTTGGACTGCTTTGTTGTATTCACGGAATGTTTTGGCGTCGTCCATGGTTGGACGAAGTCCTTTGGCGTAATCGCTGAGGAACAACATGACATCGTCGAGCCGGTAGACTGGGCCTTGCGGGTCGGTCTGCGGCGGCTGCGGGACGGATCGTGGCGACATATTGTTTTGGGCTCCCCCTGGAACATTTTCCCACGCAGGTCGGGCCTGTGGAGGCTGCTGCGGGGGTTGTCCGGCCTGTGCCGCGGCCTGTTTGGCCGTCACAAAATCGCGGAACACCTGAGCACACCCAACGGCGTCGTAGGCGTCTCGCGCCTGCCGCAAGTCGGTGTCTTTGCCGGTGTCGCGCAACCAGTCGTTGAACTCCTTGGTCGCGTTGATGGCTTCCCAGCCACGCGCGAGCCGGTCCATGTTCGAGAGAAAGACGGCGTCAAGCCGGTCGTCTGCCTGTTGCTCAAGGTCCTGCCGGAGTTTGGCTATCTCGATCTGGATCTGCTCGCGCGCCTTCTGGGTGGCGACGTGTGCCGCCGCGTTGATGGCGGGAGCGCCCATTTCGAGATGTTCCGGGTCGAGGTGGTATCTGTCGGCGAGTTGTTCTGGGGTAAGCGAGTCTGGTTTCGCTGCCGCATCACGTTCCGCGACAAGACGTGTCACTTGAGCGGTCAACGCAGCCACCTGATCTTGCACGGCTGTGTTGCCATCGTTCGTCATGTTGTCCTTGGCCATAATGTGTCTCCTGGTTCTGCTGCGGTACTCCCGCGCAATCCTGTATCTGCTACCGCGAGAACCCCCCGCGGAATTAGCCGGTCTGTGTAGGCCTGCCGCGTTCGGCGGCGGCCCGGTCGATCCTGTTGGTGATATCGAGTAGCTCGCGGGCCTGGCCCTGCATCTGCGGGGTACAGGCGTCGTTTACCGCCCACGTCTGCTGGTAGTCCTCGCGTTTTGCGACGAGCCAGTCGTAGAAGATGCTCAACGCGACATCAGTCTTGAGCCGGGCGAGAACGTGGTTCAGTTGACTTTGGTCAAACTGTTTCATTCAACGGGCCTCACCTGGTTGGGCGCGTGCGCCGGCTGCGGTTGTGGCGGCCCCTGCGGGTTGCCGCTTGGGGGCTTGGGTTTGGTCGGCGATGCCGCGGGCTTGCCAGGCGGTTTGGGTTGTGCTTTTGCCGCTTAGACCTCGGCGTCGAGCGCCTGCTGCTGTTGCATCGCCAGCATCTGTGCCTGGGCCTCTTGCTGGATCTGCTCGTCGGTCTTGATCACCTTGTCGCCGGGCAGGTCGTTGCGTGTCGCCAGCAGCCGGAGCGTGTAGGCGATACCGCTGTCGCTGAAGAACTTTTGGAACACGGGCGAAGCTGCAAGCCCGATGAACTCGCTTTGGCGCATACCCGCGGTGTCTTTGGTCAGCGTCTTGAGTGCGCCGCTGGGCTGGACTTGCACGTCGCCTTTGAGCGCCTTGTCCGCGCTGTAGGCATTGCAGAACCGGATCATGCGGCGCAGGGCGGGGCATTGGATATCGTCGTCTATGTTGGCGATGACGCGCTTGATCTGCTTGCTGCCCTGCCCCATGAGCATGGCCAGCCCGGAGGCAGTCTCTCCGGCCCCGCCGACCTTTTCGTTCCCGTAGGTGTATTTTGGGATGCCTACTCGGTCGTCGGCCTCCTCCTCGCGTTTGGTGGCGACGGCGAGGAACTGTTCGACATGGGAATCAGGGTGAAAAAACGTAATGGGGCTGCGCCCCTGGGTTTTGAGGCCGGAATAAAGGACAACCATCCGGGGGTAGACACGGGCTGGCGGAGTACCGGCATCGGCGTCGTAGGACATCATCGGGCCGGCGGCGAACGCGCCGTTGTTGTCGAGCGCCCGGTTTGCCGAGTTGTAGGAGTCTTGTGTATCGGCCAGCTTCTCGGGGAGTGATTTACCGGCCAGAGAGCCGGGGATCGGCGAGAACGACGTGCCTGAGTAGGGGATCTCGCCCTGCGGGTCGAGGATCGTGCCAACCTTGACCACCCATGAGCCCAAATAGGTGGCCGTGATGGGATACCAGCGGTCGGCGCGGATGCCGCGAAGCCCGAACTGCTCGAGTGTGGCGGCGTTGTGGGCGGCCCAGTCGAGTAGCATCTGTCCAGGCACACAGCCCCACCACTCCAGGGCGTCGCATTTGGTCGTGTATCCCGTGGGCGTCAGTGGGCGGCGCTCAAGGGTTGCACGTGTGCTGTCTTGGGTGTCGGTGGGAGCGGCCGGCGGTTCGTTGGCGCGGATGGCCTCGGCAATCACCTGCCGAACCCGCGGGAGTATCCAGCCAGCGGCAGTCGCCTCGGTCTCGAGGTCGCTGAGGTTGAAATGCTGGACCTCAATGAGCCAGTCGTCACCGATGGTCAGGGCGCTCGGGCTGGGGTAGATGTCGAAAACTGACGGGCACGAAAACGTAGGGATAGGCTCGTCGATGACGGAAGCGGTCCCGCCATCATCCCAGTACTGCCGGCGGCGGCCCTGGAGCACCGGGCCTTTGAGCACGGCCAAGGGGAACGTGGCTAACTGGTGGATCATCCCGCGCATGGCCGATTTCCACCCGCCCTCCGCGAGCAGGTCAGCAATGCGGGTCTCCATTTCCTCGCACCGTTTTTTGGCCTCATCTTCGACGGCGCGCGCCACCTGCTCCTGCATGGCCACCGCGGCCTGCTGGACCTGCTGTGCAATCTCGCGCTGGGCATCCTGGAGTTGCTGCTCCATCTGAGCCCGCAGATTGTCGGCCTCCTCGAGCGGCAGGAGAGCCGCCTGCTGCTCCATCAGGGTCGTCCGTTGCTCAAATTCGGCCTGCATGGCGCGGTACGGGTCTAAAAACTGGTCTACGATGGCCGTCTGGATACCCTGGAGCACCTGCGGGGGCAACGTGGGGACCGGCGACGGCGCGAGCGTCCACGGGCGGTCGTTGGTTTCCAAAAACACGTCCTGCACCCACGCTTCCAGGGCGTCGCATTTCGTTTCGGTCAAATTGAAATAAGTTTGAGTGCCGCCAGCCTCTTGGATGCGCGCCAATATGGAGGAGTCGTATTCGCCCTTGCGGCGCCGCATACACTCATAGAGGATCGGCGTGATGTACTGGTCGCGGTGCGCTTTAGCGACGGCAAAGCACTCTTGGATATGGCGA